ATTCGAGTAACTGACAGGCCGATAACCTTGCTAATATCTCGCATTAGGTAAGGTCTGCCGACAGAGATTGAATTGATTATTTCTTCCTTTCCTTCGGTTTGCTTGCTCATGCTGCTTGCTCCGTTTTAGTTTCTGCTAAGATTCTTCTGGCCTCAGCTATGCCCTTGTCGTGAGCATCTTTATTCTTGTGAAATTTTGTTTTCTTGTCGATTCTAGTTACACATTCTTTGAGTAGTTGATTGATATTCTTCATGCCGCTGCCTCGTAAGTTGTCTTGTATTTGAAGTCGTGCCTGCGTCCTTCGGTTGCCACAAATTGCATGGATCGTCTTTCGAAGAATAAATTTACAGTGCCTTCAAAAGTTCCGTTTCGCTGCTTTGCGGCGATTAGTTTTTGGTCTACAGATTTGTCTAAATATTCAAGATCCGACGCGTCCAAGTTTCCAAACTTTTCCTGCTTGGTTAGAATCTCGGCTCGTTTCTTGTTTGACCAGCAAATGAAAACATTGTCAGCCAAGTCGGTAATCTCACCAGCTCCGCGAATATCAAATTTAGTAGGTATGTATTCTTCACCTGCGTTCTGAGGCTTGCGAATATGGGCAACCAAGTGAATATGGCACCCTGTCGTTTTTGCGCACCACTGGAGCTTGTCGAGGAACATCTTTTCCTTTTCAGAATCCTTCGGAGAGATGCCGCATTTTGTTAATGAGTCAATCACAATATGCCTGTAACCAAGCTCGACAGCGCAGTAATAAACAAAGCCCAGAATTCGCTGAAAGTGCACCGTATCCAGCTCGTCATAAATCACGAACCTCTCATCAGACCACTTGAGGAAATCTCCCACAGCGTCCACAGAGGGGTCACAGCCGGTACATTGGCGAGCCATTCTGAATATGGTTTCTTCGGGTGGCATTTCCAAACTTGCAAGAGCTACCGGAGATTCATAATTCGTAGCGAGATTGCACATAACCCAGCCAAGCATCATTGATTTCTTATGACCTGACATACCCCCCCAGATTGAAAGCTCACCTGGTCGCAATCGAATCAAATCGTCACACTTGGACCAAGGCAGGCAATCACCCCAAGGTTTACCACCACGAGAGATCCGTTCAGCGATTTGGTCAATCCATCTGCTAGGCTTATGAATCCTTCCGCTTTCGCGTTGGCCCATGTCTCGGTAATACTTATCAAAATCTACATTCAAATTCATACTTCTAGCCCGCCACTTGACTGCTCACGCTGAGTGGAAAGCAGATCAATAAATTCTTCGGTTTTGGAGTCGTTACGGAAAATTAGATCAATCGTGTTGTATTTTTTGTTGCTGTCGTTCATGCCCATGTGATATTCGGATGAAGCGCAGCCGTCGATGGCTTTTTTTAGTTGATCAGAGGAATAGTTTTTTAACCGTGTTTGGATCTTGGATTTTCTGGAAGGGTCTAGCTTTGCAAGAGGTTTTCCCATTTTGTCTTGCCAGTAAGAAAACACACTCGATACGTCGCTAGACGTATATATACTCTCTTCTCTTCTCTTCTCTCTCTCTGGTATAGCAACTTGCTCCACATCTGCTATCAACCCGCTATCACACTTCAAAGGCTCTGCTTGTTGTTGATTTCCTTCTAGTTTTTCTATAAACCCAGACGCTATCAATACTTCTAAGTTCACCTCTTCGGTCGCGTTAATACGAGCCCCTATCCACTTCGCATCAAGGATTAATCTATTCTCGTTGCGGCTTGCTAACAGCCAAATCATAACTAGATGCAACTTGCTAGCATCTTGCAAGCAGGCGAATTCATAGTTATCTAAAAGATCGTTATAAAGCTTTATCCAAGGAGGGGATCTATCCTTATAATGCTGAAATTCTTCAAAATTCTTTACTCTAAAATATTGCCTTTCCATTAGGTCGATTCCTTAGGAAGCCTGTTCCCTTTTGCTATATTGCACCTTCGGCAAAGAGCTTGAAGATTATCCACATTCGAGGTGCCCCCTTTGGATATTGGAATTATGTGGTCCACTTCAAGCTGCTCAGTAGATCCGCATATAGAGCAAGCCGCAGCAGAAAGAATCTGAGCCCTGACCTTTGCTCCCAAGCTTTTTCTAATGCTCGTCAGGTCCACAAAACCTTTTAGCATTAATGCGTCTCCTTTTACTTCTAGCCAGCCGGCGTCTAGCAATCCTTGAGACATCCCTGGTATTCCAACATAGTCGTCAATAACTAGATGATCTAAGTTGTAGAAGACTCCGTACTTGCCGTGCGTAGAAAACCAGCAAGCAGTCCTGTATAGCGCAAAAAAAGTCTCTTCTTCCGCAAGGTTTAGCGACACCCCTAGCTGCATGAATTTCATATCAGTTCTAAGGTTTGTTTTTATCTTGATCCAATCACCAGCCATTTACTTACCTGTATATAAACCCATGCAATTTTAGTAATTACGGGCAAAAAAAAGCCGCGCTAACCTGTGCGGCATGAATTTACGCTGCGCTATCTTGCTGATATCTCTCGGGATAAAGAATCTCAAGCTCTGTCATTTTGCCCTTGGATGCATCAGCAAGTCTGGCAGCAAGTGCTTTTCCTACCGAGCCATTGAAAAGAGCAATATGCTTGAAGTTACTAAGAGTTGTTTTAGCCTCAGTCGCGACCTTGGCTACAATTTCTTCGGTGTTTTCTTTGTAAAATTCGCTAGGTGTCACTATCAAATCTCCATAGTTGATGGTCAGATAATAGTATTTTACTAATGTTTAGTCAATGGTATTTTACTAATATTGTCAATAAGCATCAAGGCGTACAATTTGTAGCTATGACAGTTGATGAAATAAGACAGAAAAACCTAAGGATTTATTTGTAATTTATTAGCGTTTTACTATTGACAGTATAATAGTATTTTACTATTCTCTTTCCATACCTAACCAAACACTCGGAGCAGCGGCATGAGCATCTTAAATAAAATAATCGCAGAGCTTCAGGCTGATGAAGACCCAATTTACATTCAAATTATCGGAGCTATTTGTATTCCGGTTTCCTTCTACATCATTGCAGTTATAGGACTTTCACTATGAGCATACACCACGTTTTAGAACAGTTTGTTAAGGACAACAACGGGATTGGATATAAGAAATTTGATTTTTATCTTGAGGCTATGAGTGAGGCTAGCGAGCAGGATTTGTTCGAGTTTGAGCAGTTAATGACTGCCGCGATTGACGAGCGCGATGTAGGCGATTTTTATGGAATAACGCTGAAAGTGGCCCATGCTACTAGACGTATGTGTGAGGCCTACGCGGTTAAATGCTATCCCGAGCAATGGATGCTAACCGAAAATCAAACCATCAATGGCAATGTGCGCCTAGTTGCTGACAATCCAAATCAGGAACACATCGACGCTGACAAGAAAGAAACGGCTAGAGATTTTGCGGCAGCCCACCACGATGCTTTGGGGGCAAGAACATGAGCAACGTGATTCTGTTTAGAGGTAAGAACCACCCCAACGTAGTGCCCTTCAGGGGCCTGCACCAGGCAGAGCAAATAGCCGAATCAATCCTAACCAAGGAAATCGAAGAAGGGATTATAGACGCTCAGAAGAGGTTTGAGGCTAAGCAGAAAGCAGATGAAATGCTAGAGGACGCGAGCCCTTTGTGTAAATTATTCGGCTCGCCAATTCTTGAGCATGGAATTATGCAGCAGATAGAACAATTTGATTGGAGTAAAAAGTAATGGAAAAAGCAATAGCGGTTACAGAGATTCACCAAGAGACTAGCGCAGTTTTAAGAATGATTGAGCGGGCCGCATCTGACCCAGGCGTTGACGTAATAAAAATGGAAAAACTCTTAGACATGCAAGAGCGAGTCCTTAATAAGCAAGCTGAATCAGAATTCTTTAGATCGCTTAGCAGTTGTCAGCGAAGCATGACGCGAGTATCTGCTGACTGCTACAACGGTCAGACAAAGAGCAAATACGCCAGCTATGCGGCCTTAGATAGAGCCTTAAGACCTATCTACACAGATAACGGATTATGTCTAAGTTTTGACACTGAGCCATCTGGATTAGACGGTATTTTAAGGGTCGTCTGCTACGTCTCAAATGGTAATTACACCAAGCGTTACAGTGTTGATATGCCCGCCGATGGGAAAGGCGCAAAAGGCGGCGATGTTATGACCAAAACTCACGCCACCGGAGCGGCTACGGCTTATGGAATGCGCTATCTATTGAAGATGATTTTTAATGTCGCAATAGGCGAGGCAGACAATGATGGAAATATGCCAGAAGTCAAAGGACCGGATATAACGGACTTCCTTTTAGCGATCAAAGAAGCGTCAACCCTTGAAGAGTTAAAAAAGCATTACATGGACGCATATAAGGAAAACTCGACTTACAAGGGCTCTGTGCAAAAAATAAACGCGGCTAAAGATGCCAGAAAGCGGGAGTTATCACAATGATAGAACAGGGAAGCGAGGAGTGGCACCAAAGCAGGCTAGGCAAAGTAACGGCCTCTCGTGTTTACGATGTAATGACCAAAACTAAATCAGGTTATGGCGCAGCAAGGAAAAATTACATGATGGAGCTTTTGTGCCAAAGGCTGACAGGTAATCGTGAAGAAGGCTTTACCAATGCTGCGATGCAAAGAGGCAACGACCTTGAGCCAATGGCAAGAGGCCGCTATGAAATTGAGAACGATGTTCTGGTGATAGAAGAAGCGCTAATTGATCATAAAACGATTGAAGGTTTCGCAGCCTCTCCAGATGGAATGGTGGGCGATAAGGGGCTTCTCGAGATTAAGTGCCCTAACACCGCAACGCATATTGATTTTATCCGAACCGGCAAAATATCTGCGCGTTATCAATCACAAATGACAGCTCAAATGCTTTGCATAGGCCGAGAGTGGTGCGACTTCGTTTCCTTCGATGATCGGCTACCGGAAGCCCTGCAATATAAGTGCGTTAGGTATGAGCTAAACAAAACTTTTGCAGATGAAATGACCTTAGAAGTAAACAAATTTCTTACCGAATTATCCGACTTTGAGATAGAAATGAAGGAGCAGGCAGCATGAACCAAAAAAGCGTGAAGGTTTTTGTCGAGCTAGAAGCAAATGTAAGTTTCTTTGAAAGTCCTTTTCGAGCTGAGAGGCTGAACGAGCCAGAGGAACCATTCGAGATTGATATAGAAAATGTTTCTGTTACCAGCAAAAACGGCTTTATTAAGTTGCTTATAACCAACATCGTTGATCTGGAAAAGGTTAAAGAGCAGGTTATGGAAGAGCTTAGCCAAGACGACAGGGGCAACGAGATATGAGCAACTTAAAGTGCAGCAGATGCGAAGAAATCGAAGACGGTGATATTACCGAATCAGTTTCAGATCCTAAAGACTCAATTAAAATGTGCTCCCTTAGCTGTCTTGATGAGTCCGAGCTATAGGGGCTAAAGTTTATGGGGTGGTTAAGCAGCAAAACATTAGTCGTGATAGCTGTCGGATTGCGAGAATCGCGGTTGCC